ATTAAATTACTAATACAAATTAATCCTTCTTTCATATTTTCTGAATTATATAATTTATTAATTAAATCTCCAAATTTTATAAAATTTCTCTCTGTAGAATTAAATCTAATTAAATTTATATTATTTATTTCACACCATTTCATAAAATTATAATAATCACTCATGAAAATACAAGTTAAAACATAATAAGAGAAAACATTTGTTTCTTCTCTATATAGTTTTTCCCTTAAATGCACACTTTCATCATCTTTACTATACATATCTTGATAACTAAGACCCATAAATTGTAAAATTTTATTACATTGATATAATGAAAATAATCTCTCAACTTGGAGAGAGAAATTCATATAAATTAAGAATTCCTTTTTATCATATTTATTTTTGAGAGAATTATAACTAACAAATGCTGAATTTATTATTCTTGCCCAAGTTTCACTATATGCCTCTTCTATATTAAATTCACTATCTATCGGAAATATAGTTTTAACATATGACTTTATACTCAATGAACTATATGAACCAAAGTCCAATCCATAAGAATGAAATGTTTCATGAATAAATACTTTCATCCACTCTTCTTCTCTAAATAAAACAATCTCACCATTTTCAGCACAAGCTAATGTAAATGCAGTATTAACATGATTTATTCCTATTGTAGTATTTTTTTTATTTGGTAATATTTTTTTAAAAGGCGTTAAATAAATATATATATTTAATGTATTTGCACAGCTTTTTTGTGAGTACATCTCACAAATATATAACCAAATATAAATTACTCTAACATATTCATCATATTTTTTTAAATTTAATAAATCATCCCGAGAGAAAAGGGTAAAAATAATTGAAATCTCTCTTTTATTTATAAAACAATTATAAACTAATTGATATAATCCTTTTTTTTCTACATATTCTTTAATATCTGGTTGAAAAAATTTACTGGAATATATATCTGGTTTTTTAAAATTAGTTCTTTCTTTTAATATACCTTTCACACAACCCTTTTGTATTTTATTAGAAACAAATTTTTCTGCTTTTAAAATATCATTATAGAGAACTAATAATAATTTATTGAGAGAATTTATAAATTTTTTATTATTTATTTTATCTTTATATGCCATACATTCTTTGAATTTTGGTAATATTAATTTAATAATCTCTCCTGAATCTTTTGATATATTCATGATTAATTGTTATTTATTTTATATATATATAATTTTATATATTTGAAAATTGCATATATCAATTATATTATAAAGATATATAATAAATATGATAAGATTCGGTATCTTTTGTTGTATTATACTAATTATATTTATTACAATATTATATACATATTATAATATGACTAATAAACCTATTTCTGCTATTGCAGTATTTTCTGGAGAAATTAATGGATATGTTAAATTTATTGAAGATATAAAAGAAAATATGATTAAAATTGAATTACATTTAAATGGACTTGATATTAATAGTTTGCACGGATTTCACGTACATGAAGCGGGTGATTTAACTGATAAATGTACAAGTATGTGCTCACATTTCAATCCATATGGTAAGACACACGGTTGTCCTGGTATGAAAAATAGACATATAGGCGATTTAGGAAACATTAAAACTAACGCAAAAGGTCAAGCAAAATATTCTTTTTTTGATGATAAAATAAAACTTAGAGGAAATAAGTCAAATATAATTGGAAGAGGTTTAATAATTCATCAAGATCCGGATGATTGTGGAAAAGGTGGTAATGCTGAAAGTTTAAAAACAGGTAATGCAGGAAAAAGAATTGCTTGTGCTGTTATTGGTTATTCAAAAGATAATTTCAAATGTTAAAGTTTTATAATAATAATTTTTTTCTAACACGCATTAAATTATTACTTATAACGGGTGGTTTACCTCTAATAAAATTTTGCAATTTTGCACGTTTCGTAGATTTTAGTAGTTTCTTTAAATCTTCATTTTGTGTAAATTTTGCCATTATTGCATCTTCCTTTTCATTTTCATTACGTCCTGAAAAAAAATCTGGGTCAATTGAGATTTCTTTTGGTCTAATAAGTTTCCCTTTATATTTTCCAGATTTACTACCCGTGGCTTTTGCCATTAATGGATCTTTTGATAATTCACTATTAGGATTTTCATCCAGAGAGAATTTCAAATAAAAATCTGGATTATTACGTTTAAATTTAGATGCTTGATAATAGTGTTCTACAGAGTTCCATTCGTGCCCATCCAAAGTAAATTTTTGAACCCATAAATTAGAAAGTTTTTTACGCCAATCAGGAATAGAAGCTAATTCTTTATATTCACGAACTCCTTCAATACCTAATCTTTCGCCTGTTCCCATACCTGGTAATGATTTATTTCCCGATTTTGAATAAAACTGAAATATGGTATCATTATCATATAAATCTGATTTTAATTCTTCTGGTGATTCATCAACCATAATTATTTGTTGTTCTTCCATAAATTTTCTAAAATCAGGAATAATATAATAAGGTCCTGCTAAACGCTCTAAACATTTATCTACTATTAATTTTTTTACATCAAAAGGTAATTCTTCAAAAGTAAAAGCTGTTCTACTTTTATAAGTAATTAATTTATAATGATAACCCATATAATCAGCCAAAATATAGTAATCAGGATTAAACTCACCTCTCTCCTCTAAAATAGTATCATTTAATTGACCACATTGAATAACATTATCAATGTCTTTCTCTCTATATGATTCCTCCGAAAATAAAACTAATTTAATATTTAAAACCCTTTCTAGTGTAGAAATCGCCCAAGTTTCACCCCAAAATTCACAAGTTTGTATAATTTGTTTAAATTCATCTAAATTATTAATACCTTTCATAAAAACAAACTCTTCTAATCTAGATAAAATCATTTTACGTTCATTTTTTGCAATTTTATGTTTTTCACTAATTATTTCTGCTTCATCAATAATTATTTTTTTTTCGGTTCTATCTTTGGTTGTTTTAAGACGTTTTGAGAGAGAGGCGTGTTCTTTCGCTAAATTATTTATTTCTGTTTTAAGAAATTCTGCTTCATTTAGAGCCATTTCGTATTGCAATTTATATCCTTGAAATAAATCCTCATTTGCTTCATTTGCCAACATTTCACGCATTTCTTTAACAGAAATTCTCTTTCCTACTTTTTCAAGACCATCTCTAATAGTAGCAAAAAGACAATCACCACCTCCTTCATTGTCTATTATATTATAGTTATTATTATGCATATAGTTCTGTATCCAAATATTTTTAGAACTTTTTTTATAAGCATCGCGTTCAATTTGTGATTGAATAGCATTTTGATTTTCTGGTACTATAACATTTTGTTCATCAATATTCTCTACATTATTATCATCTTTACCTTCTATCTCATCCTTATATTCTATTTCATCTTTATTTTTATTGTCTTTAGTGTCTGAAATAATATTTTCATCAACAAAAGAATATAATAATAAATCACCTAATTCATTAACATCTATATCACCTTCAATATCTAAAATATCAGTTTGTTTATTAGAAAAAATTTCATATACTCCTATCTGTAAATCTACTTTGTCGTCTTTAACAATATAAACAGGAAAGTAAACTATATTTTTATCTATAAAAGAATATTTTTCTTTACCTAAAGCAATCATTACATTTTTATCGAAAATTATGCTTTCATAAATTGATGACTCATAATTATTATCTTCTTCATTAAGTTTTCTAATTTCTGGATAATTAATAGAAGGGTCTAATATAGATTTAACCATTATAGATTAAATATATATATTTTTTATATTTTTACTCAATTATTACACTAAATAATTTGAAATAAATTAATTATTCTAAAATATCAATAATATCCATAAATTTAAATATTGTTTTACTTGAAATACTTGGATTACTTTTATTTTTCATATTTGATATACGTGTAATATTAGTAATAGTTTCATTCCACGATTTGTGTTTATCTAATATATTAACCGAATTTGTCACTAAAATATATATTAATTCAGATAATTCTTCAACAATATTTTTTTGATTTTCTTCACAAATCAATTTATCAATATCATTTTGTAATTCTATAATAATATTCATAATATCATCTTTATTAATTATATTATATTTCATCAAATTTACATAAAAATAACATATAGCTCTTCTTTTCTCATTTGTTTTATTATTCTCACAAAATTTATCATAATCTTCATTTGAATCACAATATTCTATATTTTTAAACAAAGAATTAAAATTATTAAAATTTGTTTTTAAAATAATTCCCATAAAATTAAACTCACCCATTAAATCTTTATATAGTTTAGCATACATTTCCGAATAAAATTTATTGCTACTTGCAATACCAAATATAGCATTTCCAATTTTATTTAATTCATTCATTAATTTATCATCTTTATCTACTTCATTTACATCTACATCTTCTATTATTTTTTTTATATCAGAAATAATATTTTTTTTTAATGATTCATAAGTTTTGTCAGATATTTTATTTAAATGTTTTCGTATGTTATCTATTACTGCATTTATTCCTTCTTTTTTAACAATCTCAGTTGCTTGAAATTTACGAATAATTTCCCAATCATCATCATTCACTTTATTTTCATCTTTTTTATTTTTATTATATTTTTGATTATTATATCCTCTAATATTTTTGTCATTAATTAATCTTTTAGGAAATTGTGGTGTTTTAATATATTCTGGAGAACCAACTTTATCTGAAATATTTTGAATAATTTCTAATGTTTCAGGACTTAAATTATATGAAAATCCTTTAAACATTATTTCATTGAAATTTTCAATTGTATATCGTTTAATAGAAGCAGTCATTATTAATATAAATCTAATAATATATATATTAGAACATTTATATCAATTTTTTATTAATTTTATTAACTTAATTAATAATACACTTAAACGGATTTTATAAAATATTATAAGATTATAATGACACAACAAAATAACACCGATTGCTCTTTTAATACAACTAGTATTATTACTGATATTGAAAATTGGGATGATTTAGACTGTAAATTAAATCTTCTTCGTGGTATTTATGCTTATGGTTTTGAAAATCCAAGTCCAATTCAAAAAAAAGGTATTCCTCCAATATTTAATAAGAAAGATGTTATAGCACAAGCACAGTCTGGAACAGGTAAAACTGGTTGTTTTGCTATTGGAACACTTCAACTTGTTAATACTGAAAAACCTACTACTCAAGCTATTATTATTTCGCCTACACGAGAACTTTCAATACAAATTAAAGAGGTAATTGATGCAATTGGTAGTATGATGCCGAACCTTATAACTCAATTATTAATAGGAGGTAAATCTATTGATGAAGATATTACATTACTTAATAAAAAAACACCTCATATTATAATAGGTTGTACTGGTCGTATTCACGATATGCTACGTCGTAAAAAAATAAATACTCAAGAACTTTCTTTAATCGTTCTTGACGAAGCAGACGAAATGCTTTCTTCTGGTTTTAAAGAACAGGTATATAATATTTTCCAATATATGCCAAAGGATATTCAGGTTGCTTTATTTAGTGCAACTATGCCACCAGAATTAAATTCTCTAACAGAAAAATTCATGCGTGATCCTGTAAAAATTCTTGTAAAGGCAGAAGCACTTACTTTAGAAGGTATTGACCAATATTATGTTGCTCTTGAGAATGATGATCAAAAATATGATACTCTTAAAGACCTTTATGGTATTCTAAGTATGAGTCAGTGTATTATATATTGTAATAGTGTTAAACGAGTTCAAGATTTATATGAAGCAATGATTTCTGATAATTTCCCTGTTTGTCAAATACATAGTAATATGGACAATAATGAACGTAAAAAGAATTATAGCGACTTTAAAAGCGGTATAAATCGTGTTCTTATTTCATCAAATGTAACAGCAAGAGGAATTGATATTCAACAGGTTAGCACTGTTATTAATTTTGATATTCCAAAATGTGTTCATACATATTTACATCGTATTGGACGTAGTGGTAGATGGGGTCGTAAAGGTGTAGGAATTAATTTTATAACACGGAGAGATGCTAGAAAAATAAAAGAAATTGAACAACACTATTCAACTGAAATTAACGAATTACCTGCTTCTTGGGCTTCATCATAAATTTCGTTTTACAATAAATCTAATATTCTATTTCTCTTTATAATGGAAACAGAAATAGAAGACGAATTTAAATTACCTATATTTTATTTAGAAGATAAAATTAAAATAGAAGAACATCTTATTAATGATTTAGAATTAATTGAAACTCAAACACAAAAAAATAATCATATTGATAATAATAAATCTCTCTACAAATATGTTTTTAATCCTGGAAATATAGAATTTGCTAACTCGACAATACCTTTATGGAGTAAATATTATACCGCAAACAAGAATTTTATTATTGATTCACAAAATTTTATAAAATCTAATATTCCAAATATAGATATTAACAATAATTATGATGATGTAAGAGAGATTTGGAAAGAAATTATAACTGAAACTGGATTTGAAGAAAAATATCAATATTTAGATTATTCTTTCTTTAAACCACTTAATAATAATGCTGGATTTCTTCAGTGTATGAGTTTGTATAATATTACATCACCTATCATTTCTTTAGCATTACCTATTTTTTTTCTAATTATTCCATTTTTTATATTGCAATTGCAAGGAATACCTATAACTGTAGCAAAATATATTGAAGTTCTTAAAAATGTATTTCAAAAACATCAACTAGGACAAATTTTTAATGTAGCTTCTGTTAGTTGGGAAAAACGTGTATATATTCTTATAACATTCATGTTTTATATAATTCAAGTTTATCAAAATGTTATGTCTTGTATACGTTTTACGACAAATATGAAAAAATTACATCATCAACTATTTATTATTAGGGAATATGCAAGTGAAACAATTACAAAAATGGATATTATAGAAGAATGTTGTAAAAAATTAAATACTTATAAACCATTTATTGAAGAAATGAAAAGTAATCGTCATATATTATGTGTTATGCGTGACGATTTTAATAGTATAACTCCAAATAAATTATCTCTCAAAAAAATATTACAAACAGGTCATTTACTTAAATGTTTTTATCAATTATATAAAAGAAAACCATATCATGATGCATTGAATTATTCTTTTAAATTTAATGGGTTTTTGCATAATATTACAATTATGAAAACTTCATTTAATAATGGTATTATATCTACATGTAAATTAAGTAAAAAGAAAACTAAATTTACTAATGCTTATTTTCCTGCATTAATGGATGAAAATCCTATTAAAAATACATATAATTTAGATAAACAATTACTTATTACTGGACCTAATGCCGCCGGAAAAACAACATTACTTAAAACTACAATTTTTAATATTATTTTCTCTCAACAAACAGGATTTGGATATTATGATTCAGCAACTATAAGACCATATGATTTCATACATAGTTATATTAATATACCTGATACATCTGGAAGAGATAGTCTTTTTCAAGCCGAAGCACGAAGATGTAAAAATATATTAGAAGAAATAGAAAAATGTGGAGAAAAAACAAGACATTTCTGTATTTTTGATGAACTTTATTCTGGTACAAATCCATATGAAGCAATTGGTAGTGCAACTGCATTTTTGAATTATTTAAATAGAAATAAAAATGTATCTTACATGATAACTACCCATTTCTTAGATTTATGTCGCCGTTTAGACAAAGATAATTCTATACAAAAGACTCATATGAAAATAGAAAAAATAGGGGATGATTTTAAATATAAATATATAATTGAAAAAGGTATATCTGATATTAAAGGCGGAATTAAAGTATTGAGAGATTTAGAATATCCAGAAGAAATAATAAATATGACAAAAAAAATTATTAGTGAATTAAATATTTAATTTATCTAAATAATTCAAATAATTAAATTCGTTAAATTAAGATTTAAAATATATGACAGAGTTGTAATAATGAATTTAAATTTATCTTGTTTATTTGGAAATAGTTTTTTTATTACAATAGTAATAACTTTATTAATTAGTGGATTAATACTATATTATTGTAATTCTCGTTTTACATCTATTGAGAGAGGACTTCATCGTCAAAATCAAATATTAGCTGATTTTATTACTAATGTTCAAGGACAACTTCAATATGAAAAAAATAAAGAAGATTTAACTTTATCATCGCATCCTGTTAATAAATTAGCATCCAAAGAAGCAATTAACGCAGTTGAACACATGAATACTGATGAATCATCTTATTCATCAAATATAAAATCTATAGATAAGATTGAAATATCTGATGATGAAACTAATAATAGTGATTTAAATGAAGATAGTGATAGTGATGATAGTGAAAGTGATGATGATACTCAAGATAGTGAAAATGAAAATGATGATGATATTAATGATAAAACCATCAAAATTTTTCAAAATAATGAATCTCAATTAAAAGATTTATTGAATAGTGAATCAATTAAAGTTATTACAATGCCTACTACTACTATTTCACTAAACGATATAAAAGATTTAATTAATAGTGAGCAAAATATTGATGAAAATCCACAAATTACTGAAATAAACGATATAAATGATACAAATAATAATATAAAATTAATCAATACTAGTATTGATATGAATGAACCTGTTGAGGTAAATGAACATGTTGAGGCAAATGAACCGGTTGAGGTAATTGAACCTGTTGAGGTAAATGAACCGGTTGAGGTAATTGAACCGGTTGAGGCAAATGTACCGGCTGAGGTAATTGAACCGGTTGAGGCAAATGTACCGGCTGAGGTAAATGAAATCGAAGAAATTAAAGATTTAGAAGAACTTTCTAGTGAGGATGATTATACTGATGATGATAATGAAGATAATGAAGAAATACAATCAACTTCAAATAAAAAGGATGCTTTTAAAATATTAAATATGACAACATCTAATAATAATCAAGCAGTTCCTTCAGAATTTCATTTAAAAAAAATGAATGTAGTAGCATTAAGAGAAATGATTGTAGAAAGAGGTTTATTATCTGAAAATAGCGCAAAAAAAATGAAAAAAAATAATTTAATTGAATTATTAACAAAATAATTTATATTTTATAATTATAATTTTATTCTATAACTATATTAATATGAGTTGGGGAACTTGTTATTCTGGATCAAATAATATTCATTTTGATTTTCCACCAATTATGAGTGATGGACGTAATTATGCTACTTGGCAACCAGGTGCCGTTATTAATGCTAATATAAGAAAAGAACAAGGTATTAAAACAAATTGGCAATATAGAAAATATCTTATTCATAATGCGGATAATATAATTAAACATAATCAAATGTCTGCGTGTGATCAATGTTGTACTTGTCCTATTTTTTCTAATAATATAAATGTATTATCACCAACAACACCTTACTTATATAAATCATGCACTGATTCAACACAACCATACGGTTATGAAAATAGCGATTTAAAACGAGAATATTTATCAAGATATCAACTTCAATGTCGTATGGTTACTCCAGTATTATCACAAGAACAACTTTTACAAAATGGATTTCAAAATGCAAATTAATTAATTTATTTATTATTATTTTGATTAAATATAGAAATAATAATATATTTATTATTATACATCATAAATGAATATATTAAGTATTGATGTTGGTATAAAAAATTTAGCATATTGTATTATTCAAGTTCAACCAAATATGATGTATAAAGTAATTAAATGGGATATAATTAATTTATGTGGAAATATTGAAACATGTGGATTTATAACAAAAAAGGGTTTATGTGGTAATAAATCAAAATATCACAAAAATAATAAATTTTATTGTAAAATACATTCAAAAAAATCTAATTTTTTATTGCCAACCTCTGACATATTAAAAGTAAAACAAAAAAATACAAAAATATCTGATTTAATTAAAATTGCTGAAAAACATAATATTGTAATAGATAAATCATTAAAAAAATATCAAATTAGTGAAGAAATTATTAAATATATGGATAAAAATATGCTCGATTGTGTAAAAGATAAATCAGCAAATAATATGGATTTAGTTTCTATTGGTATTGCTCTTAAAAATGAATTAGAAAAGAATATTATACATGAAGAATTAAATTATGTTGTTATAGAAAACCAAATTAGTCCAATTGCAAATAGAATGAAAAGTATTCAAGGTATGATAGCACAATATTTTATTATGAATAATATTTGTAATATTATTTTTGTTTCGTCGTCGAATAAATTAAAAGAATTCATAGGAAATAAAACAACAACATATTCAGAGAGAAAAAAAATAGGTATTGATATAACAAAGGAACTTTTAGAAAAAAATGAATTAAATAATGAATGGTTACCAGTAGTATTAAGTAATAATAAAAAAGATGATTTAGCAGATTCATTTTTACAAGGTATTTGGTTTTTAAAAGATAAGAATTTAGTAAAAATATAATATTGCGTAGTTAATTACTTAAAATTAACCCTTATAAATGTATCATATATGTTTGAAGTTGAAGAAGTAAATCCAGAAATTATAAACCTTGAAGAAATTAATGATAATTCTGTTATTAATTTAAATAAAGATGATAGTTCATATCATACAAAGCCATCTGTCAATTTTGGAGGTGGAATAGAACTTTTAATGAATGATAAATTAAAATCCGATAATAATAAAAATGAAAATAATGATATCAATCTAGATGACATTACTGAATTAGAGAATGAATTAAATGAACTATCTGATATTAGTAACCCGCTAAGATCAACACAAACTAAATCTAAATCAGGATTATTTAATGATACATTAAAACTAAATTTTTCTGATGAAGTAGAAACTGTTAATATTGATAGGGATGATGATAATGATATTAGTATTGGTCGTTCAACTGCAGAACAACACGGTCCATCACATAGTACTAAAACTTGGGATGGTTTTGGTAAGTTTAATAATATACCAATTGACCCAGATAAAAACATTTCTACTCAACCAAAACTCACTTCAGAAGAATTACTTAGAGAGAAATTCAAGGTTTTAAGAAATTTAGAAAAATTAGAAGAAAAAGGTGTAAAATTAACCAAAAAATACTCAATGGAATCATCATTAAATGAAATGAAAGGAGAGTATGAGATGATTATTGCAGACAAAGAGAGAGAAAATAGTTGCAAGTTTCAAGGACGTATGTTGATGGCGGCAGTCACCGGTCTCGAATTTTTAAATAATAGATTTGACCCATTTGATTTTAAATTAGATGGATGGGCTGAACAAGTTAATGAAAACGTCAGTGATTATGATGAAATTTTCGCAGAACTTCATGAAAAATATAAATCAAAGGCAAAAATGGCACCAGAACTCAAATTACTATTTCAACTAGGAGGTTCTGCAATTATGGTTCATATGACTAATACGATGTTTAAATCAGCAATGCCAGGTATGGATGATATTATGAGACAAAATCCTGAACTAGCTCAACAATTCACACAAGCAGCAGTTAATAGTATGAGTAATACAAATCCAGGATTTAGTAATTTTATGAGTGATATGATGAATGATAGAAATGCTCAATCAGTAAATGTTGCACCTGGACCACCACCACCGCCAATGGAAACACAAGTAAATCGTAGTCAAAGAACACAACCACCAACAAATAGACCAGATATGTCCGCAGCAAGAAATAATGATGGTATAAATATTAGAGAGCAATTTAGCAGTATAGGAACTGAACAACCACAACGTTCTAATAAAAGTAATGCACCAAAACGACCAGAAATGAAGGGACCATCTGATATTTCAGACCTTTTAGGAGGATTAAAAACAAAAACTATAAATATCCAAAATAATAATTCAGATATTAAAGATAGTAGTACAATAAGCATTCAGGAATTAAAAGAGTTATCAAAAGAAAAATCTTTAGGAAGACCGAAAAATAGAAAAAAAAGTGAAAGAAATACTATAAGTTTAGATATGTAAATATTTAGAAATATTTAATACGTTAAAATTTATAAAAATGAATATAATATAATATTATACTAATAATTATTTATTTACATATAATTTTTATAGTATCAAAAATCTCGCGATAGCTCAGTTGGTAGAGCGTGGGTCTGTAGTGGAATAATATCAATGACAACCTAGGGTCGCTGGTTCAAGTCCGGCTCGCGAGAAATTACATAAATCGTTTAAATCCATATAATAATTCCATTATGAATTATAATATGGATATTATATCAACGCTAAGAAATGTATTAAAAGACTTAATTGCAAAAAGAACTTCTCTCCACAATAAAATTATTAAAGAAAAAACTTTAGTGCAAGAACATAATCTTAGACTTAAAGAACTTAAGGAAGAAATTGATGCTATTACAAATAATATAAAAATATCAGAAGAAGAATTGGAAAACATTAATAGAACTATAGAACAAACTGAAAATGGATATAAAAAAATATTAGAAGCAGGAGAGACGCTAATGATGGTTGTTTCTGAAAATATTGAACAATATAAACATATAAAATAAAATAGAATAGAATAAAATAGAATTCTTTATATTCACTATGTTTCTTTTCTTAATTATATTTATAATATTTCTTTTTATTTACCATGTATAACAATAACAATACAATAAATATATAACTATAAATTATATATTTATCATTTATCAATAACTATTTCCTTTACAATTTTCTTTATTATTTTATTTGTATTTTCTTCATAATCACCATTACCTCCCATATTTTCTTTCATTATTTTAAGATATTCAGTATTTTTATTTGTATTTGTATCATAATAAGAAGGATTTTTATCAGTCCATTCATTAATTAGATTTATATTTTTCTTTTCAACATTTCTAATTACCTTTTTAATTTTAATATTTTCTGGACATTCTTTTTTCCATTTATCTTGATCTTTAACATATAAAGTTTCTCTCTTTAAGTCGCTACAATGAACCGGTCTCTTTGTAATATCCAATCCTTGCAATTCTTTTATAATAATAGATGAAATACCATTAACATAACCAAGACTTCCTACTTTTTCTAAGTCATCTAGATTTAATGAAACTGAATTAACAAAATCTGTTATATTCATTGCATCTTTACATTCTTCATTCAAGAAAAATTGTAAATTAAATGTTTTATTATTACTATTATTATTACTATTTGAAATAGTAGGGTGAATATTTTTACATACATCTATCATCTGTTTTTGTAATTCATAATTTTGTTTTTGTAATTCATTATTACTTTTTATAACTTCAATAACTAAATCTTTCAAATCTGTTTGTTCTTTCATAAATAAATTTATATCATTTAATTCTTCATTTTTATAGTTACAATTTTTTTTATGTTTCCATAAAGAACTGTTATGAACATACGTCTTGCCACATTCACATATATATTTTGGGGATTTTGGACTACGCTGGACTACGCAAATAGTCCCCAAGACTGACAAGTGTTTTTTAGTCTTAAGGTGTTTATTAAAATCTTTTTTATTAGACGTATCATAATCACAATTTTCACAACTCCATTTTTGGGGATTTTTGGGGATTTTTGGGATAGCCATAAATAGTATATAAGACTATCCTAAAAATCCCCTAAATTAAAATTTCAAAAAAACTTTAAAAATTTTACAATCACAAATAAAAAATAAATTTTTAAAAATAAGACCATTATCGTCTAAACTCATTTTTTTCAAATTTTTATTTTCAATTCTCAAAAAGTAAAATCCATTTTGGACATTTTAAAATGTCCATTTTTCATTTTAGAAATTACAAATCCAAAAACTTGTTTTTGAAAAAAAATCTCTACATATCCTACATAACCTTACAATTTATTTATATTATTCCTTTAGAGTTATGTAAAGAAAAATAATAAAATAAAATAATTTAGATTAATTTATAATAGAAAAAATACATATTTTTATATTATTTAGTTTATATTTATATAATATATATGGCAAAAACAAGTAAATATAAAAAATCTAAAAAAATTAATAATAGATTAAAAAAAAATTCAAAAACTTTTAATAAAACAAAAAAAATAAAAAAACAAAATAAAAAAGTTAAAACACACAATATGAAAGGAGGATTTAATAACTTTCCTATTACTGAAATTAATAATAGTAATGATTTATTTAATATAATTCCTGGACAATCATATACATTTTTCGGGTTTAAACTTTCTTTTTATGATTTTGATTTATTGGAACATAAACCTTTTAAAGAAATAATTTCTAAAAAATCAATACAACAAACTTGTAGATGGCAAATTAATGATAAATATTACAGAGAGAAACTTAATATTGCTCGTTTTTTATTAACAATTACATTTATTGATACAAATGATGGTAGTGAGGAAATAGATTCATTTATAATGGCGAATGAAATGCCAAATAATTCAAATAATGATTTATATATTTCATTATCTTGTTCAAGAGAGAATTGGTCAGAAAAAAAACAAGGACAAGAAAAGAAAAATTTTAAATTAGGAAATATTCAAACAGGATTTGGAACACTATTAATGTGTATTTTATTGAATTATGTTAAAACTATAGGATTTAATGATATTTATTTAAGTGCAGCAGAATATAATTTAATTAACTATTATAAAAAATGGGGATTCCGTTTAAATAAAAATAAATGCGGTATATTTGATGAACTTACAAATAAACACGAATTAGCTATTTCAAAAAATATAAATATACCAGAAATAGAATTAAATGAATTTAAAAAAAGTTCTGGTTATGATATGAAATTATGTGGTAATGATAGTACAAAAATTTGTAATTATGCAAAAAAACAATTATCAAAATTATGGACTATTTTACCTATTTATGATGATATCTATTATTCATCATAATAAAATTGAAAATATATAACAAATATTTAATTATTATAACATAAAACTAAAAAATTATAATAATTAAAATGAATTTTATTCTTATTGACGGTAGTTATTTTATATTTTATAGATATTATGCTTTAGAATTATGGTGGAAACACGCAAAATTAAATGTTAATGAAGAAGATATTCATCCATCAAATAATCCAATTTTTATAGAAAAATTCAAAAAAATATTTAATTCAACTATTTTAGAAATAGATAAAAAATTAGGTATTCATAAAAATAAATTTCCTTCAATAAAACTTGTTGGGCGTGATTGTCCAAGAGAACAAATTTGGCGGAATAAAATTTTCTCGGATTATAAAAAAACACGTAAAAATGATAATAATGTAGGGAAACTCTTTAATATGGTATATGATAATAACCTATTTAATAAAGCAGGAGTTCAAAAAGTATTAAACTATAATAATTTAGAAGCAGATGACTGTATTGCAATAACAGCTAAACATATTTATGATAAATATCCTGATGCAAATATATGGATAATTGCAAATGATATGGATTACTTACAATTAGCCTGTAATAGAATTAGGATTTTTAATCTTAAATATAAAGAACTTATTGAAAATAAAAAATTTTATGTAGATTCTAATATGGAATTATTCTGTAAAATAGTTGCGGGTGATAAAAGTGATAATATACCACCCATTTTTGATAAGTGTGGTATAAAAACTGCATTAAAATATTATAATTCTCCAGAACTTTTCGAACAAAAATTAAGTAGTGATCCAGATGCAAATGAAAAATATCAAAGAAATAAAACGATTATTGATTTTAATTACATACCTAATGAATTATTTAATGGATTTAAGAGAGATGTTTTAGGATTATAATAATATTAAATAATATATTTTATATTTTTCTTATTTTACTACATTTATTTTTTATTTTACTAGATTTATTTTTTAATCTTCTTCTTTTATTTGATTTATAAGTTTTATTTTTTATATATTTATTTTTTTTCCCTCCAATTTTTTTATCTAATCCTGCTATACCTGTTCTTGAACTAGTATACATTACTGGTGCTTTTATTGTTGGTGTTTGAGGTATTGGCGTGGAAATACCAAGTTTAAATCCAAATATATTTAATGCTTGATTATCTAATAATAAAGCTTTATCCTTACAATCTTCACGAGCAAGACCAACAAATCCTGGTTCTTTTTTTCCATCAACTAATGCTAACTCTACCATAATAGAAAATTTGTTAGGATCTTTTTTATTTGGCATTTTAAGTGTATTTTTAATATATTCACTTTTACGAATAATATAAATTTTTCCATTTATATAAAATTTACCACCACGAGGAAAATATAATTTTCTTAAAAAATCAATATTATTATTAATAATATCTTTATTAATTTCTTCTTGTAAGGTTTCTTTTTTTAAATTATTTTTACTTTGAATTGCATAATTTAATAATTGATTAAAATAAATAGGATTTGTAAATATATTTTTAGGAGAAATATCTAATTTTGCATCCATTATTAATTTATTTGTTAATTTAATTTTTGGTGTAAAATAAATTGGTGAGTTATTTTTTATATTAGGATCTATCATATCTGTAGTAAATAAAATATTATTATTTATAGAAGTATTATAATCTCCTCTTGTAATTATAATTATATCTATTGTATTAATTAATGATGATGACATAATAATTTTTTATATTAATTATTGAGATAAAAGATTATTATGATATTTATATTTTATTTGTTATAAGATATTTCATATATTTATTTTGTAAATTTTTTGTTTTTTGTAATTCGGCCTTACGTAAAATCTCTAATGCTGCTCTTTCTTCTTCATCTGATATGTGTCCATCTTTATCTGTATCAATTTGAGCAGAAATAGCCTTTAGACTATTTGGTACTATACAAAATCTACTTTGTTCATTAAATAAATAATCAGACAGAATAACAAAAGATGCTGTTAATAAAATAGATATTATAATATCGTGTGTAGCCATAAATACAATTGCAAAAATTAACATTTCTCTCGCTAATCCATTTCTTAACGCTTCTTCCTGTGTTTTACTAAATCCTATCTCAATATATTTGGAACCAACATTCAAAAGAAGCATCATTAGACCTGCTAATAATTTACTGTTATTTATAGAATTTATAAATAGTTTTATATTTGTTAATATATTCATTATATTAATAATTATTTAGAAATTAAAATTAAACGAAATTAAATATTTAACTTTCTAAATAGTGTATTTCCTGTAAAACTAATATTATTATATATTTTTTGAACTTGATGTCTAATACCTCTATTCATTTTTCTATATTGTGATTTCATTTTTTTTTGTGTTGTTTTGAATCCTTCGTTATTTTTTTTCGTTTTTGATAAAACTATAATTATTATTAGTATAACAGTGATTAAAATAAATAATAATAACATAACATATATAATTTTATAATATATAATTATTTTCCTTTTAAAATTAAAATACTTAAAGTTACTGCTCCACTAAGACAACCTCCACCAGTATTATATACTAATACTGGTATTTCGCCATCTTTATGATACCATTTTCCTCCATTAATCATAGCCATCGGCCCACCAGTTGTTCCATAAAAACCTGTATATTCATTTATTGTAATTTGTACTGTATCACCTTCAGAAGGTTGATATGCTGGAGTATGTACTCTAAATTGATGTGATGCACCGGGACATCCATCCATATTTTGTGTCTTTATCTTTAAATATTGTGCATTTGGATTAGTTGCTACAACATCAGTATCCGCATTAGTAGGTTGTTCTATGTATTCATATGTAAAATCAACAAAACTTGAAGATTGTGGTTGACATACAGATTTTGATGTTTTCATTTTACAAGTATATGGATTAGTAGCATAATCCAATGGTATCCACGTACCGCCTGCTTGAGTACATCTATCTTTTGCACAAGAAGTTCCGCATTCAGATGACCAAGTTGCAGTGCAATCTCCATCTGCATTGGGACCAATATACCCTTCCGGACATTTTACATTTTGTGTTTCTAGATTTGAATTTACATTTTGTGTTTCTGGATATGAATATGGTTTTGTTGGGGCATACCCAATTAAATTACCTTTTCCAATCGTATTATAAGCCCAATCATTATAAAATGCATATAGATACAATGGAACACTATTTGATTCTTCATTTGTATAAATATATCCTATTAAAACATCATTCCAATTAACTAGTTTTTTTGTTTTACCAGGTATTGAATTTGTAAAGACATTAAATCCAGACGGAGTACCACTAGAAGTATTATATCCTAAAATACCACCTCCAATAAATTGATAAACTGGTTTAATTTGAACAGTATTATTTTCTAGTCCTTCATATAATTCTTCCGCAAATACTATAATTACTAAAGCAATTAAAAATCCATGAACAGTACTTCTTAATGTTGAAATTATTAGAACAATTAATAATATTATTCTACCAATTATGGTCTTGCTAAAATTTACTAAAACATTTGGACGTGTATAAAGAAGAAAACTAATCACTAATAAAAATATAATATACTCAGCCTGTGTAATCATATATATATATATATAATTACAATTTTTTAACAATTTCCACAATCTTCAAATGTAATTTTCATTATATCATCTTTCAATGATTCATCAAAAGATGGCGGTATTTGAAAAATATGATGTTTTCCAACCTTTGTTTCTGAATAAGAAGTATCAGTTGATTTTGATACTACTTCTGAATGATAAGGAGTAGATGTTGTTGTCAAAGATTTTACTTTACTTGTTATAATAGAAGGTGAAGGTGCTGGTTCACTTTCTGAAACTAACCTTTGTATTTTATCAAAATCAAGTTTATAATTTCCTGTTGCATTTGCATATGTATCCCATTTAGTAGAATCAAATTCTTCTGGTGTACCTTCATAATATTTAGCTACATTAGAAGGATATGCCACCATCTTTGTAAATGGTTTTTGATATACCATATAAACCGTTTGGTCTCCAAATTTTTTTGTAGGTAATGTAATAGGTATTTTTTGTTTTCCTAACCAATTACCATACATGTATACGTCGTCAGCTGATGATGATGATATATTTTCAAATCCTTCATAAATTTTTTCAGCAAACATAATAATAACTAATGCAACCAAAAGTCCATGAAATGTACTTCTTAAAGTTGATATTATAAGTATAACTAGTAATACTATTCTACCTATTATAGTTTTGCTAAAATTAACTAAAATATTCGGACGGGTATAAAGAAGAAAACTAATTATTAGCAAAACTACAATATGCTCATTATAATTATTCATATTTATATATTTATATTATAAATTATTATTTTTTTGATTTCTTTATAGAAATAATAATATATTGATTTTTTATAAGTATGAGTAATTTAGCATTTAATGCTGCCCCGTTCAATGAAGAATATAATCAAACAAATATAGAAAAAAAAAAAAATATAATACAAAATAAGACTTTAAAAAATAGAAATAGTAATTTAGTATCAAAAAATCATGTCAATAAAATGATGGAACAAATTCATAATTCTAGTAATTTAGATTTAGATACAGATGATAATAATCTTGGTAATTTTACTCCTCCTCCACCACCCGAATCAATTGGTGCACACCGGCGTGAATATAGAAAAAATAATTCATTTGATAAAGAACCAATTGGTTATTCTTCTGATAATAATGATGAACCTATATCTATTGAAGGTTATCAAAATTTACCAAGTGTAGCAGCAGAAAATTATTATAAAGAACATGCCCCATATTATAATCAAATCAATAATCCATCTTCACAAGGTAGAGATGAACTTTTAGAGAAATTAAATTATATGATAAATCTCTTAGAAGAACAACAAGATGAAAAAACAGGACATATTACAGAAGAAATTATACTTTATTCATTTTTAGGAATATTTATAATTTTTATTGTAGATTCATTTGCAAGAGCAGGAAAATATGTTAGATAATTTAATTATAAATTTAATATAATAATTTATGTAAATTAATAAATAAATAAACATTTATTAGGATTAACCGAATAACAAGCATAATTATACATAAAAAAAGCAGTAGGACTTTTCGAAAATATTGGTATATTTAATTTTTCATATCTCTCTACAATATTATAACTATCCGCTGTATTTTCTAATAATAATCTTGTCGCATTTATATATTTATTACATAATTGTAAAGCAATATTAAATCCACAATTAAATATAGCATTATTACATTTAGAAATGGACGCGATACATTCTATAGATTTATGTATTTTATCATATTTTAATGATGGATTTCTAAATATATAAACTGCTATAATATTATTATTATTTATAATAGAATAAATAAATATATTATTACTTTCAATAAGAGTGTTAATGCTTGATAAATCAGGTAATATGACACAATTAAAATGTTTAATATTTAATTGAATAAATGAAGCAAATAAATGTAAATTTTTTGATGTAATTTCTATTACAGAATAAGAATCGTCTTGAAATTTATCATTAATTAATATATTATTATTGTTATCTGTTAATTCATAACCAACAGTTATATATGTAGTAAGAGGAACTATTGCTGTCATATTACCTTCTCTTTTAAATAAACAAGTTTTTATATTTTTATTAAGATGTCTAATATTATGATAGTGTGTCTGTATAATTTGTTGTGCAATACCTTTTTTTCTATAGAGTGGATTAACGCATAAATTATCTACATAATAAGTTGGAAATGTTTTTTTATTTTTTAAAGTTATATATAGTGGTCTTGCCGTAATAACTGCTTTATAATCATTTATTGTAATTTCTGGATTACCATTTTGAAATAATATTTTAGGTTCTTTATAGATACTTAAATATGATGGATGATTTGTATTTTTTAAATACTCCAATATATTTTTTGTTGAAGGTGTATATTCTGTATTTTTACTACGTAAATAATGACAATTAATAAAATTACACATTTGTGTTAATACTATTTCCTTTGTTTCTTCTATATTCTGAGTTGTAATATTTAAAAAATTTATATATTTATTTAGTTGAGGTAAATCATTATTTATAATACCTGGTGGATTAATCCAATAAATAAAATCATAAATATGAAATACTGGTTGGAGAGACCAAAAACGAAATTTTATTTTAACATAAGCACATATTAATAAATATATGATAATTAAAAATAATATAATGTATAGATAAAACATATTATATTATTATAATATAACTTATTATATATTATGATATAACTTATTATGTATTTTTTACAAGAGTAAAGGATTTGAGAGGATTACCTTCATAACTATGCCATCCTTCATGATTTAAACATATAGAAAGATCACACCAAATTTTACCACCACATTTCTCTTTCCATAAATGACAAAAATAATAATCTTCTGTTAAATATTCATTATTTATAACTTTACAATTAAAAATATCATAAATTTTTTGCATATTATTTGGATTTGTATAATGATCAACATGTTCAATTAATTGTTCAATAACATCTCTTTTTATTAACATAAAACCGGTTGCTCCGTGTTTAACTTCCATTAAATTATTGTCATGTAATTTATTAATATTGGATACAAAAGTAGTTGAATATTCTAAAACTTTATAAAAATCATCTCTGGTTTTTAATTCACTATTATTATTATTAAAATAATTATTTAATTTATAACATTTATTTGGATACAATCCAATAATTATATTTTTATCGTGATTAATTAATTTTAATACATCTAGTGGGTTCCATTCAATATCAGCATCTATAAAAAATAGATGTGTACAATCTGTGTCTAAAAAATATTTTGTTAATAAATTTCTTGCCCTAGTGACAATTTGATTAGGTAAAAATGTAGTAACACAATCAATTCCATTTTTTTCAAGTAATTTAATAGTAGAAATCAATGATATTGTGTAATGACAAGAAACTTGTGCTCCAAAACAAGGTGTAGCAATACATAATTTTATGGGTGATGTATTATTCATATTATTCATATTAATATAAAAATGTAATAATATTTAAATATTTTATATAGATAAATGTTTTATATAGATAAATGTTTTATATAGGTTTTTGTAAAATATATAAATATTGATCATTATATTGACAATTAGTCATATCTATTTTATCACGTAATATGAACCCTGAATCTTTTGCCAAACTTAATATATCTCTCTGTGTTGACATAAAGAGTTTATGTTCATTTTTTCTTATATCACCTGTATTTATATTTTTAAATATTTCATTCAAAAAAGCAATATCATCACTATTAATAATGTCAAAATTAGATTTATATTCCATATTATCAAATTTAACTGTAGTAGAAGTTATGCGTTTTTCAGCATATTTTTGTGGAGATATAATAGTAAATGGATCTCCCGCAGGAATAATCGGGTCAAATTTTTCACGATCAACAAGATGTAAAATAAGATATCCACCCGGCATTAACCAATGAATACAATTATTAAAAAATAATTTTTTATTTTTAATATAATAAATTGTAAAATATAAACATAAAATATGTGAAAATGAATTCGCATTAAAATTAATAGTTTTAAGTGCATCAGCGAGTCTATAATCACCATTCGGGTATAATTGTTTAGATTTTTTTATCATAGCAGGAGATATATCTATACCAATTGTTTTAATATTTTTCTCAGTAAAAGCCTTAACGTGATGTCCTGTACCAGAACCAATATCTAAAATTAAATTATCGCTAATCTTATTATTTTTCATTGTGCGATGTATAATATTATCTATTTCAAAGTTATCTTTTATTTCACTATGTAATAAATCATCATATACACTAACATAAAAATCATCATATATATCAACACCTTTTTTAATAACAAATTTTTTGGATGATTTTGATTTATTTATTTTATCTTCAGTATTAAAACCTTCTTTTTGTGTGAAATTAATTTTTGATATAATATGAATAACTGTAATAATTATAGAAACATAAAATAATTTTTGTAT